CTGCCAACACTTGGACATGAATTTCTGTAGGTCTTTTTCAAGATTCTCCTCCTCGATCTTTTGAACCAGTCCTTCTATTGTTCCCCTGTACTCAAACTCAGGGGCATCCACTTTTGTCTTTGTTCCTTTCCAATAGCCAGCAGAAACCAGCCAAGTGATATTTCCGCCTACGTCATCAATCCCCACAGAATAGTAAATTGGGATCAATGCAATCCTATCTTTGCCCTTGATCCTGTTTTTCTTGATTTGCGCCTTGGCGACAATGCCAATCGGCATATTGGTTTCTTTGACTTTTCTCCTGAGTTTCTCCTTTACAGACATCCAAATTTCTAGTGTCGCGTAGAACTTGAGTGCCTTGCCACCGGAACGTGTCTTTTGCTCAAACCCGAATCCCATGTTGTCTCTCGTTTGGGAGAGAATGATTAGGATTGAATTTGTTTTCTTGAGTTGGATCATCAATCCCCGAAGTCGATTGGAATTGATTTTGGCTTTTGCAGTTCCGTATGTTCCTGTTTCCTTGTCTGAGCGTCCCTTTTTTCTGGCGTCTTTCATTTTCTTGATTTTCTTGGTGTCGTCTTCTGTGTCTACGGCATCCATACTATCAAGAATATAAATGAATGGGGTTCCCTCCTCGACTGCATCATCGACAAGATCGTAAAATTGCTCCACAGTTTCCGAATAGACTGGCTCATCCTTTGTGCCTGCGGGGGGTTCAATTCGGTCCACTAACTTCTGTCCAAAGTATTTCAGAATGTCCATCAATGCGCCACCCTCGGCATCATCATAGATCAAACGATAGTCATCAAACTTTGGATTGATGGCAGCTTCGGCAAGAGTTGTGTGTCCTATCCAAGTTTTTCCCGAGGCTGAATCCCCAACTAGAGAATAATAATGCCCGACTAAGAATCCAACAGATGCCCGTTCCGTGCAAGCCATATTTAGAGACGTGGATCCTGTACTGACTCCAAGTGGGGAATTTACTTTGCTTGACTTTTTGCGGAGAAGTTTTTTCATTTTGGATGTGCTTAACATGGGAATGGATTTCAAAAGTAAACCCCCAGCGGGGATGCCACAGAAAGAGATAGTGGCAGGGCGTAGTCCCGGACGCCGCCCCGCTGAGGGGAACCCTAAGTTAAGGATGGGACTCGATCAGATTTAAGACCAATCGTCGTCATCGTCATCGTCATCGTCCTCTTCCTCGTCGTCCTCATCGTCGTCATCGTCATCATCATCCTCGACGACCTTTTTCTTAGAAGAACTCGAGGATTTCTTTGCCTTTGCTTTCGGCTTTGACTTGGCCTTGGCTTTCGGCTTTGACTTGGACTTGGACTTTTTTGGCTTTTCGTCTTCGTCCTCATCTTCCTCGTCTACATCATCCTCATCCTCCTCCTCATCATCCTCTTCATCGTCTTCCCAATCCTCGCCGTCTTCGTCCTCATCGTCTCCATCCTCCTCAACCTTTTTCTTGGACTTCGACTTTGCGGCTGGCTTAGACTTTGCTTTGGATTTCGACTTGGGCTTTTCATCCTCGTCGTCATCGTCGTCATCGTCGTCATCATCCTCAGAAGTTGTCTGAAGGAGAGCATTCTTCATTTCCTTAAAAGGAGTCTCCTTCATCAAGTCATCCAGACAATGAGTCTGATCGAGCAAATCCTCGTCAAGCTCAGTCTTGCGGGGCTTGAACTCAATGACACTGGCTTCCTTGCCATAAGCACCCTTGTCATCAAAACTGACCTTCAGAGTTTGCCCATCATCCAGATGGGAAAAGTTCTGATATTCATCCTCATCATCATTCTTGAGATAGGTGAACAGCAGTTTTCCAAACTGATGAAATGAGTATTCAAACAACTGAATACCCTTATCCTCTTCACCGTGAACGAGGATGTTAAACAGTTGACGTTTCTTCGGAGCGAGAGCAGCAATCATCTCCTCGTCTGAGTCAACGTCCTTCATCAGCTTCGCACGAAACTCACAGATGGGACATTTCTTCCCCAGAGTTTGGGCGGGACACAGGAACCATTGCTGATTGGGGCCGATGCGACTGTGAACGTAAAATGTACGCTCCCAGTGAACCATTCCCTCATCAGCATTGGGGTTGCCCTTACCGACCTCATAGGGCAAAATCTCCATACGATAGACTCCCTCCTTTTTGGGCCTCCACAGTGAAGTGCCGTCAGGGAGAGAAATTGCCGATGGCTCAAACGTCAGAGCCTTTTGTGCAATCTCCTTTGCATTGGAGTATTTACGCTCCTTGCGGGCCTTGGCTTTCTTTGAACGTGCTGCCATGATTAGCTTTCCTTTCTTTTGCGTTTTTGTTGGCCGCGGGATGCGACCGTACGATCTGACACTTTCTCCATTTGAGATCGTGCCGCTTTACTGGCTTTCGGTTCGCTGAAATAATCAGCAAGCCTGAGATCAACCAGCTTTTCCAATGCTTTCTTTCTGTGGTCAAGTGCGAAGACCACAGCTTTCAAAACTCCAGCATGGTGCTGAATAGTTCGCAGTTCTGTTGCGAGCGTATCATATTCCTCCTGAGTTAGAATAACATTTCGGATTGCGTTTTCAGTAATCTTCTCTAATCCATACTCCTCCGGGTTCTCTCGAATTTGGGAATCATACTCTGCGGCCAATAATTCTAAATTGGCTTTCATCTCCTCTGCTTGGGCATTAGCATCAGCCAGCGCGATTGCATAGAAGCCATAGGTGCGTGGCTGATCTGTCCATTCTTTGTCTAATGCGTTGGGATCAATCTCCAGAGATTCTAGCTCCTCTGAGTGGTCAACTCTTTTCTTTTTCTTCATTGTCCTCTCTCCATTTTTCATAATAGGTTGCAAAGCTGAAATTTCTTCCGCAGCATGTTTCTTTTAGCTCCTCTAAGAATTGTACATACCCGGGGTGCTTATCATCTTCATATTGTTTTGCTCCTTCAAACCATTTCTCTGCTTCATTTTGATAACCGGGACACCCGCACTTGGGACAGATTGGGATGCCCGGCGTGGCTGCTGCCAATTGATTCCAGTCATCAGTCCAAAAACCACAGCTTGCGTACCAGATTCCCCTTTTAGGATCATCTGCTGTGGTCGCCAATCCGTTGTCTAATCTCCTGTACTTTCTCATTTCACTTTCCTTTCTTGAGAGACATTACGTTCCAACATCCTGAAATCAGTTGCGCTTTTCCTCCTGCGTCATAGAACGGGTCAGAGAACTCTTGGATTATTAAATCGGCTCGTGGAGCTAGCTTTCCACCACTTAGCAGAATCTTGGCAGAGTATGCGAGGATCATCAGGCGCAGGCTTTCCGGTTCTTCGTTGACTGCTTTCAGAATCTCAGCCATTTCTTTCCAAGTTGCTTTGGGATTGAACATCGTCCTGGCAATCATTATTCCCTGATGATTTATGCTAGCTTTTTGGATGGCGTCGATTTGTTTGTCGGCATCATCCAATCCAATTATTGAGTCTAACATTACCAGAGCCTGCCGCGCTGATCCTTCGGCGGCGTCAATGATAGCCTCCTCAAGCTCCTCTGAAAGATCAATCCCTGCTTTTTTGGAGATGCTTCTGAGCAGAGTTTGCATATCCTTAGTGCCGAGGAATTTCACAGCAATGACTGTGGCTCTGTTCCTGATTGCTTTGATTAGCTTATCTGGATCAGTTGTGGCGAGCATAAAGAATGCTCCCTCAGCCGTATCCTCAAGAATCTTGAGCAAAGCCTGCTGCGCAAATCTCGTTCTGGATAAGGCTTGAACTTCATCCAGTATCCAGACTCTGCATGGGCCTGCAACGGCTTTCATTCCCATGTGCATCTGAATATCTTGCACGGCATTCAGAGGTTTCTTGAGACTGGCACAGTTGACCTCAGTGAGATCATTGTCTCCACATCCTAATTTTGCTGCCATGATCCTAGCAAGAGTCGTCTTGCCGCATCCAGTAGGACCAGAGAACAATAGAAAATGAGGAGTTGATTTTCGTTTAATGTAGTTCGACAGGATTTCAACTGCTGAATCCTGTCCGATGATATCCTTGAATGACTTGGGTCTGAACCTCTTGTAGAGTTCCTCCATTACAATCCAAATCCTTTCTTTAATCTGGCTTGTTTGATTCGACGTTGAATTAGTTTTACTTGGGACTCACGAACATCTCCTGTAATAAACTTACGTCCTGTCTTGATGGCGCACGCAGCAGTAGTCCCCGACCCACCGAAAGGATCGAGAACTGTTCCGCCCGGCGGGCAATATGATCTGATAAAGAAATCGGCTAGCTTCTCTGGAAAGGGAGCTTCATTCTCATGGGAGATGTTTGATCCCAAATGCCCACCGCCGACTGCACCACAGTTGATTACAGTTCCAGGATTTGCAATCTCTGTGAACTTGCGATCCTTTCTTTCATAAACTGTGTCCCCATCTTTGTATCCAGAAGTTTGTTTCTTTGTCATTCTCCTTTCTCCTTTCTCGTTTCTGTGGGTCATGCTCCCTCCTGGGGGATACTTGGGGGGTTTGCCACAAGCTGTGTTATCGCTCCACGGCAGTTTCTTGGCGTACTTACAAGCGCAGATGATAAACTCTAAATCCTTTCTCATATCATCTGGCCCGCCTGATCCAGGAATGCCATTCCGCTTGTACCACTTGGGATCTCTGAGTATGATCCCCGATCTGTGCAAGTCAGCAATGAGCAAACCTGGAGTGGCTGACCATCTAAACTTGTCTGTCTTTCCAGTTCCCACAACATAGGCGACTAAGCCAGTACAGACTCGGATAGACTCTCGGTAAATCCTTACCATCCAATCCACCCAATCCTGCCCCTTGAGATTAAACTCCACTTCTGCGTAAGTTCTTCGATCCTCATAGGGAGGGGAACCGAAGACTAAATCCACAGAATCGTCGGGAAGACTTTTGAGCAGACGCATTACGTCTGAGAGATAAATCTCTCCTTCCTTGTAGGATTTCTTTCTCATGGCTTGTTGATATGTGCCTTCACCAATTCCATTGATTGGGCATCTGTAAATCCTTGTTCCTTCAATTTTGTGTACATCGACCACCAGAGTCTTGGCAGTGCATCCGCCATAAAAGCTATGCCCTGCTCCATCTGCTGGAGTTCTTGTTGGGCTTTCCTTTG